AGGGCATATTGATTACAAAGGTGCGTTAGGTTAATAACACTATCTTCGCTGTCAACAAACTTCTCAGCATCTCTACTACTGAGCTGTCTATTATAAGTTTCTAAATATTTGCGAAATGTTTTAGAACGTTCTTTTCGAAGTTCGATGTTAAGATGTTCTAGAATAGCCTCAATTTCTTGTAGCTGATTGAATCGGTGCTCTGTGATGCCTGGGAGGGAGGCACTGGATTTCTCCAGGCTCCCTTTAATGGCGCACTCGTATTTGGCTTCCTCTAATTCTTTTTCGTAGTAGTCAATCGAGTCAACAATTTTACCTAAATTTTCTACTACAGAATTATACCAACCTGCCATAATTTAATCCCAGTCGTCTTCTTCGTCAATGTCGTCCATACCGAAATGGCTTTTTGCCGCAGTTTTCAAAACTGAATCAAACATATCCATTTCGGTGGTGACATCACCCAGATCCGCTTCTTCGTCAAAGACACGAAGCATATGTTCTGCCGCTTCAATGCGATCCTTTTTAGGAACGTAGTGTTTAACAGCATCCCAGACGTTTACCAATAGTAGAATATCAGGATTCATCAATCAAGTCCTCTTCATTTAGAGTATCGAGGTCGTCGATGTCAATATCAACATCATCGTCTGCATCAAAGTCCTTTTTAGGATTCTGCCCGAACTCTTGCATAATTAGCTCAAGACGTTCTCCTGTCCAGCCTTTTCTGAACTCTTTGATTTCTTCGCCTGTTACCGGAGAAGTATAAGACAACTTGTTGCCCACTTTTTCTAAGATACCTTTGGCTTCAAGCATTTCGACCATGCCACTATACGGATCCATACCTGTTTCATATGGTATTTTGATCTGCACACTTTCAAATGGTTTGCTATATCGTGTCTTCATAACTTTACATGCGGCACGAATACCTTGTACCGTTGACACTTTATTTCCGTCTGCATCTTCTTTGAGCTTCAACTTCTTCATTGCAATAACAATACTACTTGCATAGATAAAGCCTTGACCACCTGAGATTTTATCATCTGGGTCAAACATATCTTGTGATGCGTATGTATGGTTAGTTGCAATAAGTCCGATCGGATGAGGTGCCAGCTGATTAACTGTGTTTCTAACTAGTGCTGTTAAAGCCTTGGGTTTTCTACCCATATCACCTTTCATGTCACCTTTTTGGAATTGGTCAACATCTGTGGGTGTTAACAACATACCCAAACTGTCAATTACAAATAACATTTTAGGTTGTTCGTCATATGGTAAATCACCATAGTTAGATTTATAGTCTTTTACAAAGTCGCTGATTGTTTTAGCCACATCATCGATCATGCTGACACTAATTTTGAGAAGTTTCTCAGGACTAGTGTCTACATCCAATGCTTGTAGCCAATCCTCATCAAGTGCGTTTTCACTATCAAATAGTACAACTTGACAGCCTTGTTGTTGTGCATTACGCACTAAATTACCGGAGCAGATAAAACTTTTACCCGAGCCGGATTCTCCTGCAAACACACTGACCTTACCAAGCGGAACTCCTTTTCTGAAGTCCCCGCTGATAAGATAATTTAGCGTGTAATTACCGGTGCTAATCCAGTCTTGAGGATCGTGAAAGCCTGCACTGATACCAGAGATGCTTTTAGTCAATCCTGTTCTGAATTTATTTAAGTCAAATGGTTTCTGCATGTTAGTCTCCTTAGTTACGGTTTCTAATCATGTTCAGAATATCATCTGCACTTGGTTTCTCGCCGGTTGTTTCAACTACTGGCTCAGGCTTAGTTTCCACCGCAGTTGCTTGAGTTTCAACTGCTTCAGAAAGAGGGGCAGTTGGCTCTGCCACAGTTTCTACTACCGGCGCCGGAGCCGGAGCTGGTGCTGAACTTTGCACTGGTGCTGTAGTCGTTTGTTTTGCTGAACTAGGAACTTCTACGCCATATGGCTTGTAAAAGTTACCCCACTTTTCGGGGTCATAAAGCTCACCATCAACGCTTGCTTGGAACATTTCGCTAATTGCTTGTAGTTCATCTTGTCCAGGTCGCTTTGGAAGGAAGTCTGACAAGTTATACAAACCGTGCGTGTCAATAGCAGATAATTCATTCTCATCTAGTGCACGTTCTTTTCTAGCCCACTTACTAGTAGAATAATCTGCATACTGACCTTTTGTGGTCTTTGTTACCCTAAAGTCCGTTCCGTTCATGTAATCAGTCGGCATATTTTCCATGTCTGGATCCATAAGTGCTGACTTGATGATGTTAAAGATTTGTGGTGAAATCACAAATCTTCGAATTGGGTTTTCAGGTGTTTCCTCAGAAAGAGGATTTTCTGGAACAAAACCTTGGAAAATATATGAACGCTTTTTCCAATACTTACGTCCCATGTCTTCTAATGAAGGATCTTTAAACCAAGGACGAACCTCAGTTAGTACTGGACAAGTGTCACCATACATTTCTGCACAAGGTACTTGCACAGTCACAGGCTTCATGTCTCCGCCTTTTACACCTGGGAAAGTCAAACGAATCATTTGTCTTTCTACCCAAAAGAATGTGTTGTTAGGATCGTTATCAGGCAAGAACCTCAGTGTTGCTGAAGTGCCTTCATCGATATTCCAGTGGGGGTAAATGGCGTTGTCGCCGCCTGAACTTGATTGGCTTCCGGAACTCTTAGTTTCCATTGCCTGTAGTTTTGCTCTAATTTCTGCCAAAGATGCCATAATGTTTCTCCTTATATGTTTTTGCCATGTTTTGCCATGTTCGTAGTAAAACTTTTACTACTGATTAATATTACTTTCTTTGTGCCATGTTGTCAACCTTTTTATACTACAGTTGACATGTAGTTAAAATTTATTTATCAAAAATTACGAAACTGTCAATGAATTTTTCGTATCTAGCAGATGCTGACTCTGTTAAATCTTCTGCCATTGAAATATTAGTAGGTTGCTGTGCAGACAGCAAAGACGCTTTAACAGCCCTGTATTCCATTGCATCCAACGACCCGCCGTCACTAAGTTTAGTACCAATCGATCCTAAATAACTTGCTAGCCGTTGATTTCGAACTACACTGCTTAACTGTGAAACTTGATACCCAAGTTTTGCATGAGGGTCTGCAAACTCTAACGGCTCTTCTGATATAACTTCTTTTGCACCAGAAAAACTTTCAGACTCAATTGCATTCATAATATAACTTTCGAATGCAGAACGCTTATTGACCAACTTACTTAATGTTTCGTGTGCGTTATTAACCTTGTCATCGAAATGTGTTTCAGTAAAGTGGTCTTCTAGATTAACTTCGTTAACAATTTCAACGCTGTTATATTCACTTAAATTTTCAACTGCTCTGCCATAAGTTTTTGGCCCGGATATTTTTTTGAAATTGTTTTTAATATTTTCTATGTGCTCTTTTGCTAATTGCACATACTCGGAATTGGTTTCTGTTACTAACCCTTTTTTGGTAACGTATTTGACAAACTCTCGTAATGTGCTAATATCGCCGCACATTTGAACAATGCTTTCTCCCACTGTGTCGTGCATGGTGCCGCCGTTGTAAATATGCCTAGCCATTGCTCTAGCGCCTGACAAATTTTTACTTGGGAACAAGAAACGTTCTTCGTTAGCCTGAATAAATATTTTACTGATGTTTCGACTTCTAGCTCCGCGCACTTCCTCGTTTACGGGTTTACTGTGCTTGACTACAATCTTTACACTGTCTAATGGTTGATAACTTGTCTTAGTAGAACCGAATGCTGATCCTAAACTTGCTTCTTTAACACTTTCCATTTCTGTCTCTTTACTTACGTTTATTTTTTCGCTGGTAGGTTTCAAACTTTTACCAAATACTCTAAAGTCTAATGTCATTAAGTGATCTCTGGCTAGATGGGACAACTGATTTCTCAACTTGTCAGTGTCTTCTGTGTTTTCAGACACACTTAATCTAACTTCTTCAGACGGAACATCTAATGTGACTAGCAAATTAGGTGATTCAACAAAAAATCGTATTGCTTCTGCAGGATCGCCAACAAATTCGCCCACTTTATTAAAAGTGTCTACTTTATAACCGTATCCTTTTAATAAATTAAAAACTTTATCCGCTACTGTCTTTATGCTTATTGCCATTAAC